GTATCGAGCACGCCGACCAGCTCATCAAGCGTTAGCGGGTCATCGCCACGGATCACGCTCACCTTGGCCGTCATCTGCCCCACGTTGAAGTCCATGCCGATGTGCAGGGCTTCACGGGGCAGGATCAGCTCATCGGTGCCGTTGTGCCATCGGTCGAACAGCGGATAGACGCTGCCGCTCGTGAGGTTCACGAACTGGCCGCGAAGGTACGCGGCGATCAACTGCGCCGGATAGGACGCCAGCAGCGATGAAATGTAGTCATCGGGCAGGTTGAGTTCGTTGTCGTACGTGCTGGCCTGCACCATGCCGTACAGGCCGCGCAGGTCGGGGTTCTCCGAGACCTCCTGCACCCATTGCCCGTGGACGAACCGGAAGCCCTCGGGCGTTGTCGTCACGTCGATGCCGTTTTTCAGGCCATCGACCTTGTAGCGCATGCGGGCGATGATCTTGCGCCAGCCAGCCTTGGCCTTCTCGGCCTTGAGCACGTCCAACTCATCGACCAATGCGTGGCCGATCTTGAAGCCAACGATGGTCTCGGGCTTCTCCATGGACCGGCACAGCACCGTGCCCCGGTACTGCCTGCCCGAATAGACGTGGACCTCCTTGTTGACCTCGCGCACGGTGACGCGAAGCCCCCAGTTGAAGGCCACCTCTTCCATCGTCGGGTAGAAAATGTCCCGGATCTGCGGATAGGTCGGCGCGAAGTAACCCGCATTGATGCGCGGGAACTGCCAAAAGTGCGAGCAGACGCCGGAACAGCCAACCCAGGTCTTGCCGCTACCGAAGCCAGCCACAAAGGCGCGGTACTTGTGCGGCATTGCCATGAAGCGAGACTGCGGGACGTTCAGCGAGGGGCGGACTTCACTCATCGCCGCCACCCGGCCTGCGAGCGTCCTTGACCTCGACCGTCACCTTGACGGGCGTCGGGGTCGTGTCGTCGCCATCGTCATCCGGCTTGTCGCGCCACTTGTCCTTCTGCCGGTTCTTCAGCCAGAAGATGCATGCGGTGGTGTCGGGCGGGTAATGCTCGGTGTAATCCTTGGAGATGACCTCGCCACCGGCCTGAAACATCTTGACGGCCTTGTGCGAGTAGCCCAAGGCACGTTGGAACAGCGAGCGCTCCACCTGAGAGTCGAACTCGTCCTTGCTCCGTGTTAGGGCCTCAAGAAATGAGGGGTTGCGAAGCTTCCATGCGTTGATGGTCTGCTCGCTGACGCCGAAGAAGTCGGCGATGTCGCGATCGGTCGCCCCTAGACGGCAGAGCTTGGCTGCCTGCGCGTCGAACTCGGGACGATAGCCACTCGGGCGCCCTGGCTTGCGCTTCGGCTCGTCTTTTCCCGTGGTCTTCTTCCGTCCTGCCATGTAGGCAGTAGACGGGTTTTATCGCGCGCTAACAGGGCATCTTCCAGAAGTGAGTCGTCTACCCACTCCGCGTAGCAATAAAGCAGCTTCTTACATCTGACGCGGATACGAACTCTCGTTCTGAACCTCGTCACATCAACAGCTAAGCGCATAATCATCACGCCCTCTTCCCCCACACGCTAGCGAATGCCTCGGCAATGCCGCCCTCTTCCTGCGTCCCCTCGTAGCGGGTGGCGTCCCGGTTGTTCAGGTCGCGCACCGCTGTCTCTACCTCTTCGCGCACCTTCCATAACGGGGTTTCGCACGAGTACGGGCCGATCTGCGTCCTGAGTCGGCCACGCGGCACCTCACCAAACGCCGCATACCGCCTGCGGCCTGGGTCGTGTGCGATCCACAGCGGCTGGTCGGGGCGCTTGAGGATCATCGTGATCACGTCGCCCACCAGGCAGTTACGGGTTGTGCGTGGCATCGTTGCTTTCCTCGTGCTACTTGCAGATATGCGGCGCCATCGGGTGCCAGTAGCCGTAGCCCTTCAAGCACTGGCCCATGCCTGCGGGCGGGTTAATTGGATCGGGCACGAAATGCAGGCAGCCTTCGCACACGCAGGATCTAGTCACGGTAGCGGGGCTGCCGGAATGCATGGTCAGAGCGTCACGCGCTCGCGTGCATCGACCAGCTTCGCGCGGGCGGTGCGCAGGACGTCGGCAAGATGCTGGATTTCCTCGGCGAGGTCCGATGCCATCGCAGGCCGGGCCTTGGCTTCATCGTTCGCTGGCGCGATGGCGCGAAGCGCTGGTGCGATCGAGTGGATCAGAGAATCGGCGTGGTAGTGCACCTCGCTGATCTCGTCGCGAAGGTTGCGGATCGCCAGCGACACCGGCGACTGCGGTTCGGCCTCGGTTGGCGCGCAAGGGTTACCGGCATAGCCGACTGCTTGCGTTGCGTAGCTCTTGTCCATCGTGTGCTCCGGTGATGCCGGCTCAGCCGGCGGAATGGTTGTTGGTCGGGAAGTGGCGCAGCCTTGGCAGTGGGGGGCGGGCATCAGGCGGCATCCTTGACGGCTTCCGCTGTCGCGGTGATCCGGATGCGCACCTCCCCACCCTTGCGCACCTCGTCCTTCACCCACGGATGCGGCACGAAGCGGCGGTCGTCGACACCAAGCGAGTCCGCGATGCCGTCCAGCCACGGCTTGAGGCTCGACAGGAGGCCGTCAGCATCACGGCGGCGGCGGTCGGTCGGGTATCCGTCGATCCAAACGTGCAGAGGACCTTCGAGGGGCAGCAGCAGATCACGCCAGCCAGCCTCGCGTGCAAGAACGAAACCTGCTTGCCGTGCAGCCTTCGCCGCCTTGGCTCGCTTCGACCAGTGGCCGCGGCTGTTCGGGTGCAGCGCGCGATCGGGCCAAGGGAGGAGCAGTTCGCCGTTCATAGCTTCCCGCCTTCCGGATAGTTTGCGTAATCGCCTGTTCGGCGGTCCTCGCTACCATCCCTTCCAGCAATCACATCAACACATAGGCTCACGCACTCATCGCAGATGTGGATATCGCCGGGCCCTGCAATAACGTGCTTCCGATCATGCTGCGAGGCGCCACAGAAGTCGCAAAATGCTGTGTCGGCTTTGCGCGTGCTCATGCTTCCTCCCCCTTGTAGATCAACACGCCCTTCTCGCGCTGGATGCGCAGGGTGCGGATGAGTGCGCGGGCGATGTACTCGTAGCGGCTCTCGAACTCGCCCAGCCACAGCGGGACACGACCATCGAGACGGTCGTGGCAGTGTCGGCAGCCGAATACCGCCTCACTGTCATGCGGCTTTAACCCAGTGCCGCCGCCGCTGAACTCGCGCAGGTGACACAGCACCACCGTGGCCCTGTCGTTTTGGCAGCCCTCAAATTGCAGGGCGCAGTCCTGACCTTCGGCAGCCTTCCGTGCCGGCGTCATCTTCGGCTTGCTGGACTTCATCCGCTTACCGCTCGGCTGGATGGCGGCGTAACGCTTGAGGGGTGAGCGCTTCATGCGGCCTGCCTCCAATACATCGGGTCCGGGTCCGGCACGTACACGCCTACGGTCTCGGCGCTGCGCTGCTGGATGAAGGCGTAGAACTCGCTGAACTCGACCGTGGACAGCTTCGAGCTGCGGCGCTTGGGCACCCGGCGCTGCTGGCCCATGACCGTGACGACTTCCCATCCCGCCCACTCGCCCAGGAAGTAGGTATGCAGGTCGTCCGGGTCGTTCCCGGTGGCTTCGCTCAGGGTCTTGTAGGCAACGCCCCACAGGGCCGCGTTTTGGTCTTGGCTGCGGCGCTTGCGGTACTCGCACACCTCCACGCGCAGCTCCTTGCCGGGCAGAGCGGACATGACGAACGCGCGCAGGTTGTCGGCGATGCGTTCGCGGCCGGTGGCCGGCAGGCGGAAGGTCTGCGAGGTCATGCCGCCACCCTCCACAGCCGCGCAGGACGCCCGCCAGTGACGATGTGCGCCGGGACTACGGCCACCCTCCCCTTGCGACGCAGGTTGCACAGGTGCGCGCCAGCAATGCGCGGGTCCAGGCCAAGCTCGATGGCTACCTCTCCGCACGTCGCCGGGCCTTCGCGCAACAGGCTCAGCACGGCCGACGCCTTGCTGTCGGGGCGCATGGTCATGCGGCACCTCGCAGCTTCCAGCGATACGGCTTGCCGGCATCCTTGGGCTTGAGTTTCACCACCTCGCGCCGGGCGTGCATGCCGCGCAGGGTCGATGCGATGGCCTCATAGGGCAGCGCCAGGCGCTGGGCCAGGTCGTCTATGGCCATCGGGGCATCCATCACCGCAGCGATGCGGAGATGGGTGCCGCGTAGGTATTGTTCGGGGGATCGCTGGGTGTGGGTCATGCGGCACCCCCGAATGCCTCGTCATAGCTATGCGCCAGGTCGCCAAACGTCATGAAGGCTCCATTCCAGTGCACATCGATGTAGCCAGTCGGCCCGTGGCGGTTCTTCTCCACGATCACTCGGGCCTCGTTCTGCGGCGCATCGGACGTGTAATAGCCCTCGCGGTAGAGCATCAGGACTTGATCGGCTTCCTTCTCGATTTCGCTTGAGTCGGAGAGGTCTCCCATGCGCGGCGGGCGCGGCTTGGCCAAGCCCTTCTCCACGTCGCGCGACACCTGAGCCAGCGCCACCACCGGCATGTCCAGGTCTCGTGCGAGGTTCTTCAGGGTCTTGGCGACCATGCCAACCTGTTCGTACTTCCGCTCTCCCTCGCCCACGATGCGTTGCAGGTAATCGACGTACAGGGCTTTGATGCCATGCTTGTGCTTCCATCGGCGGGTGACGCGGACTACTTCGGCGGCGGTCGGCGCAGAGCGGTCCAAGAACCACATCGGCAGCTCGGAGTTGGTCGCTACGGCATCCGTGATGCGGGGCCATTCTTCCTCGGCAAACTGCGCCGTGCGGAACTTGCGAGCGTCCACCTTGGCGCCAGCGGAGAGCATCCGAAGCGCCACCTGACCTACCGGCTGCTCGCCCGAGATGATGCCTACCGGGTGGCCGGCCTTCGCCGCAGCGCGAGCCATGCCGGTCAGGAAGGCGGTCTTACCCATCGCGGCACGTCCGCCGACGATGATGAGATCCCCGCCGTGCAGGCCGCCAAGCTTGTCGTCCAGGTCAGCGAGGCCCGTGGTAACGCCCGGAAGCTTCCCGCCCGCCGCGTCAATCGCGACAATCTCCTGCCACGCCTGGCGGGTCGCCTGCTTGGCGTCCCACTCGTGGTTCTGCTCGATGGCGTGCAGGTTCATCAGCGCCGAGATCGCCTGGTCAACGGCTTTTTCGTCGGTCGATTCCACGAGGCCCATACCGATCTCGCGGGCCTTACGCTGGCGCCATGCCGTCGCCACGCGATGGGCGAAGGCTTCCGGTACAGCCGTGGTCAGGGCCTGGTCGGCAATATCCACAGCCAGGGTGCCAAGCTGGCGGCGCCCCTGTTGCTCCAAGTAGTCGGACACCGAGAGCGGATCGGCGGGCTTGGCCTCTCCGGTCAGCAGGCGGATGGTCGCGAAGATGTCCGCGTGCTGTTCGCTGGTGAAGTGTTCAGGTGCCAGCTCTACCCGGTGGCAGTCACCAGGTCGGAGCATGAGCGTTGCCAGCAGGGCTCGCTCGATCTCCAGGATCGTATTGTCTTTGGTCATAAGGGCCTCTGTGCGGCCACGGATTCACCGTTGGCCATGGTGGAATTCGGTTGATTCCCGAGCTTCGCCCAGTCACCACGTACGGCCTCCATGAAGGCGGCATCCCAGTCGGCGTATTCGTAGCCTTTGGCTTTCGCCTTGGCCTTGAACGCCTCTAGGTGTTCGTCCAGACGGGTATGCCCCTTCTTGGCCGCCCATGCCTTCACGGCTTCGGAGATGCCAAAGTCGGGCGGAAGCGGAAATGTCTCCGGCTTGGATCGCCGTTTCGCGCGGGGTTTTACGCCTTCGCCTTCGACTACGCCTTCGACTACGACTAGACCGTTTTTTACGGGGGCCTTCGGTGGTTCACAGTTTTCCACCGTGGATTCCGGTGGATCGTTGGGGTGCGCTGGGAACTTCGACTTCGATTGAATCCGCTGCCCGAAGTCCAGGATCTCTACGTATCGCTTCCCGTCCGATGCCGGGTACACCCTTACAAGGGCCGCGTTCACACAGGCGGTGAGCCACTTCCCAATGTCCGAGTCGGATACTTTGCCGATGCGCAGCGGGAAACACGCTGCAAGAATGAGCTTCGGGTTTGCGTAGAACCGTCCATGGTCGTCCACCACCGATTGAAGGCGGCGGTAGAACACTTCCTCCTGCCAAGAGAGCGCATCGACACGCTCGCTTGTCAGGATTCCGTCGCGGATCACGCGGGTAGGCATTACCTAGCCCCCGGACGATCCGCGCGAATGATGGCGAGCCGGTGCATGCGCTCCATGCGGGCGATCTGCTGCGGCGACCGGCTAGCAATCGCCCGCCCCATGGCATGGAAGAAGTGCCGTGCCTTGGCCTTGTCGCCGGCCAGATAGGCCTCACGACAGCCCTGGGCGAGACGGTCGATTTCCCGCTCGTTCTGCCAGTCGCGGAGGCGTTGGAGGATCACGGCGCGCCACCGATCACGATCCCGTCGCGGATGTGCTCAGCGGCGAAGCGGCAGGCCTCGATCACCTCCCAGCGCTCGGGCGGCTCGACGGTGTTGCTCGAGTCAGCAAGGAACGCCGCCTGCTTGTCCAGCACAGCGGCCATGCGGCAGGCCCGCAGCTCATTGCTGACCGGACGGTTCGGCAGGTTGTTGCGGATCTGCGCGGCCAGCAGCGGGTCGCGGGTGAACGGGATCGCATCGACCGGAGCGTCACGCTCGGTCACCGTCACGTTCACCGGCACGGTTACAGGCTTAGCGTGCGGGTAGGTTCGGGCGCGGGGCTTGCGGGAGAAGAAAGAGAGGTTCATGCGGCGCTCCTGATGTCAGCGATGAGCCGCAGGTAGTCAGGGTCGATCGACTTCGCCTGCTCGACATTGGTGAAATCCCAGCATTTGATCCGGGACAGCTGGCGAGCCAGCTGCACAGCTTTCGCTTTGGACTTAATGCCCTTGTGCACGGCATAGCCGGTTGCGGCGTGGGTGACTGTCCAGTCGCCGCGCTGCTGGAGACCCTCATCCCATTGCCCCCGGTGAATGAAAAGCGGGCCGATGTCGTGGCCAGTGAAAGGCAGCATCGTCGGCACGCCGTTCTGCACGGGCGTGCACGGAAGATTTCGGGTTACGGTGTTCATGCGGCGACTCCCCATGCTTGTTGGGTCGGTGCGACGATGGCTGCGATACGCTCTCGCTCACGAACGCGGCCAGCGGCTTCACGCAAAGCCCGCTCCATAGCGCGGTACTGGCGAACAAGCAGCGTTCCGGTGGCGTTGCAGAAGGCCGTGGTGCGGCGGTCGGTAAGCTCACGCTCGCCCTTGGCGATGGCGTTGATAAGCGACTTGCTTACGCCCATGCGGGCGGCTATCTCGCGGTACGTCAGGCCGGACAAGTTGATGGACGCGACAATGGCGTCCCGCTCGGAGAAGCACATGCGCAAGGTGCGCTCGTCGGCTTCGCGCGGCGTCCTGATGCCCTCTACGCGGTTCGGAAGCAGGTGATTCACGAACGTCCCCTCTTGTCCACTTTTGTCCACATGCCTGTTCGGGCGAAAAAAAGGGCCGGCCGCGAACGGCTAGCCCGATTGGTTAGGAGGTCTTGTGCTTGGAACGCTTGCAGGGCTTCGACGCGCCGAACACGTCGGGACGAAGAAGCTCAAGGAACTGTCGGCGTGCGCGAGGGATGCCGTTGGTTCGCCACTGGCTCACGCTAGGCTGTTTCACCTTGCAAAGGTTGGCTACGGCGGTAGTGCCGCCCAGCGCGTCGATGATCTTGGAGTCGTCCATACGGTCATGATCTTAGGCATTCCTACGGGCCGCGTCAATAGGCATTCCTATGG